AAATCTTGCATGTAGTTAGCAGTGTCTGATTGCGCAGAATCGTATAAATCAATCAAAGATAATTCTGTTTCGTAATCACCCAAACCATCATCTGTATTCAGATATTCCGTGATAGGGACAGCACCAAAAGCGTGCGGTTGTCTACCTGTTTCTGTTAATTCTCCGTCAAATTCAAAAAAGATAACTTCTGAACTTGTATAAACTTCTACTATCTTGTCTGTTTTATCTATTTGACTTTTGTTGTAGTATCGTACACCAATAAGACTATCTTTATCAACGTCATTTTTATAGATAATAAATGTCTCTCTTGGGTCTAGTCGTATCACTTTTGTTTTGTCGTCTGCACTACGATAAGCAAGTTCATAAGCACGACCAACTTTAGATAAGTCTTTTATAAGTTGTCTATTTAATTGATGAAAGTTGTTCTTTTTTGCTAACTCTTTTAAAAGTTCGTTGTTAACTTCATCGTCATACTCAACACGTATTGGATTACCAACAAGATACCCCTGTTTAAACGTTGATATATACTTGCCATAATTGTGTATAGCACGAACATCAGCCATATCTTCATCTTGTCTACGACCAGACTTAGACACTTCGTGATTGTTTCCTTCTGCATAATCCAATAACTCTTGTATACGTGGCTTTTGAATGCTCTCGTGGTGTTTTAAGTATTCAAGTAATATTTTATAGTTGTCGTCAAACAAAGCGCTTATATCGCTTATCTGATACCTCATTCTCGACTCACGATGAAAGCGTAGCTCTAAAAATTTATGATTTCCAGTTGAGTCAATAAAATCTTCTATATATGCCATCATTTCTCCTATTTAGTTTTTTAGACCTTGATAAAGTACGTTGAAATTGTTTGTTTTACTTATGTTATCTTCTCTATGCTGTGAATAGAGGGCATATCTGACAGCATCTAGCACGTCATCATATTCTTTTAGCGGCTCGTCTTTTGTACTGTTAGGTTTCCATTTGTATTGATATATCTCATCAAAAAAACGAGGAATACACCCTCGCTTGATAAATAACCTTTTATCCTTGAATGATTTCGCTATATATTCAATGCCTGCAACAACTTCTTTACGTCCATTTCTTGCTTTAATACGCTCTCTTTTAAAGCGAGCAACGTGTTCTGGTCTCGCACTATCTGCCCAGAATGTAACATTCCCATAGATTTGTATAAACTCTTTGGCTCTAGTTACCCACCAATCTATTTCTTTATATTGCTCTGCAATACCATCAACTAAGTAATAATTTCCATTATTGTCCTCTCCGATAATCACAATTGAACCATAGTGATCATATCCCCAGTCGACACCGGCAAAAAAGCGTGTCATTTTTGGCAATTCTTCGACTTCGTGAACAGCTTTGTCATAATCTGAATAGATAGCGCCCTCAGCAACTGTCCATTTGCCTAAAATGTCACGGTCATAAAACTTCCCACTAGGCGTTGCGCTTTTTATCGACTCAATGTAACGCTTAGATAGAAAAGTGTTATCATCTAACTTAAAACTAAAATCGATAATGCCATCTCTGTTTTTACCGATGTAGTCAGTGTTTAGCCAATGATTAGGATTATCTGGGTTTGAGTCCCATACAATTCTAGCACCATCACCAGAACAACGAGAAATTATTTCCTTAAACACAACCTCATTAGCTAGTGATGCCTCATTAACATAAGCTCCAAATGATGTAAAACCTCTAGCTCTTTTTAACCCACTAATAGACCCCGTATATACTTGCACAACCTTAACGCCACAAAATGTAAAAGATCCATGTTTGTCATATTTAGGCTCAAAGCCATATTTATTATAAAGCTCCTGTAACACGTTGTTTTGGATAGAAGTAGATGATGTCCCAGCTAAAATATAGATAGGTTCATCTATTTTTAAGTCATCTGCAATCTTACGAACACGATATAACTCTGTTACAAAAGTATCGTTGTTAACAACAGTTTTTCCAGCACGCTTTGCTCCATGAAGTCCGCAGATAAACCAATCGTTATTCCAAATGTAATCAAGAACTTGCAATTGCTTTCTTGTGTATAACTTACTCAACTCCATCTGAAATAGCTCCTTTGACCATATTCAAGAAATTGGCTATTTTCTCATCTTGTCCTTCATCTCCGCCAATTTGAGACTTCAACTTCTCAATTTCAAGGTTGATCTTTTTGAGTTCTAGGTTTGTTGGGTAACGTTTCATCAATTCGCTTCCTGCTTTTATAACCTCTGCTATTGATGGTTGCTTCTCTATCGTTACAAATTCACCAGTAATCTGATTAAGTTCCGTTACTTCTTCAGTTAATTCCTGTCTAAGAATTTGTGTAAACACTCTAAGAACTTCATCAGCTGTTGCTATCGAACTCTTTTCTAAGACTTTCATGCGACTCTGTATAGCTTGCTTTATTTCAAGTTTTTTCAAGTTTTGCTCGCCAATTTGACCAGCGGTTTTTTTACTATACCCCGCTTTTATCGCTGCATCAGTCGCATTCCCGCAGATGATGTACTCATCTATAAATTTTTGTTGTTTTAGTGTTAATTTACCTATTTTCCATCACCTCCTTCGTGACATAATAAAAAGCCACCACAATTGGTGACTGAGTGTTTATTTATTCGGACGACTAACACTAAACGCCTCTTCACGCTTGTCTCGTCAAGTAACGTGCCCTAAACGCTATCTGTTATCGCATGATAGTTGCGCTGTTGTTTCCGTACAACAGTTAAACGACGTTTTCCACCACTAAGACTATAACTTAATGCGTGTTTTTAGCAAACGCAGCTACAGGAACAGTCGGAATCGAACCGACACATCTTCTTCTGGCTCTTCGCAAAGAGTTTTCGGACTTAGCTAACGTCCCGAAGCAAGGCGCTACCTCTACCGTTTTCCAATCACGGTTCATGTTCCTAACGGTTTAGTCTTACTTGGCGCAAAGGTCCCCGTAGAGATACCAGTGCTTATTTTTAAAGTAAGCCTATAGACCCATCACGAATCGAACGTGATTAATACCATAAGGTCTACACAAAAACGGTTATAACTCCGCTCTATGTCCCACGCCCGCTGTATTGCTCTAGTGGCTGAAATAACCACTACTGAGACGACAGGATTCGAACCTGTACGTCCCACATACATAAAATAGCAAGTTTGATAGTAGTTAAAGTTGACGACTAAATAAATAGTCAGTTGGTAAATGATTATCTCTTCTTGCTATTTTGATAATACTATATTAACACATATTTTTATGTATAAACTATTGTATTACTGTATAAAAACTAGTCAAAAACTCCTTGCTCTACAATCAAAGAGCCCTCCCTATAAAGCTCTGCAAAAGCTAATAATGCAGCATCTAGCGTGTCATAATAAAAGCTCTCTGACATACATAATTCTGTATAAATAACCTTATCTGCATTCTTGTAAGGAGATAAGTATTTGTCATACAAAATCCTGCGCTTTTCTGGCTCTAGTATCATACTAACCGATTGCTCAATTGCTTCTAATTCTTGTTCCGCTGACACACGATTGAGTGCTAAGCGTTCAACCGGCTTACTAGGGGTTCCATGTGATTGTCTAGGTTCAAAGGAATAAGTGGCTGTCACTTTTTGAGTATCTACATCATTAGCGATCCTACGCCAGCGTGGATACTCTCTTAGTTTTCGCTTAGCGTTTGATTTAGTTTTTTGTATATTAATTTCTGGAAAAAACGTCATGAAAGCTCCTCGTATGATATAATAGTTGTACGAATATATACCGAATGGCGCTTTCACGAGCGCTTTTTTATTGTTCTCCTTTCCTTTTTCTGCTGACTGTTTTTTTGTGTTGTTAAATGTCGAGTATTAAATTTTTAGTTTTGTGTCAGCACTATATTTTCAGCTTTGTGCTTGTATAATCATCTGTGAGCGATAACAGACTTTAGATTTTTTATGAAAAAAATGTCGGAGGATATTTCCCTTTCTAAAAATTTCGCTCTATAACTACGTAACGATTATTCCACGCTACGCAGCTGAATACTTACAGAAAGCTTCTAGGGTAAGTTTAACGAGTATTCCAGCTCGTAGACCCACAGAGCCATTGCAGGCTCTTAGGCGCTTGCGTGGGACTTTAATTTGCTTCTGTGTTTAATAGTTTAAAATGCCAAGTTTCATATTCACCATGATAAACGAAGCTTATAGAGTCTGCGTCAACGATCTTATCGCATACAACATATGCTAAATCAGTATTTTTTAAATAATCTTTTTCACCATATTTAACAATAGCAATATCATGTTTTTCACCACTTCTAAAATAATAGCCAGAGGACAAATTATATTTGTCATTGTTAAAGTCATTTGCATATTTTTTTGATATAAAAATTGTTTTTTCTTTCATAATTTAATCTTTCCCCATAAACTAAGCATTTTCGCTTTAGCTTCAACAGTACCACTCGAAGACTCTGTAATTTCTTCTAACTCGTAAAAATGAACTTTTTTATTATGGAAAGTAATCATTATTTTTTTGTTCTGTTTTTCCATAGAGTTGAGAAATTTAACGGCTTCAAATAATTTTTTTAAATATGTCATCTCAACTCCTCCAAACTCACCCATCTAAACTGCGGAAACTGTTCTGCTTCTTTGCGTGTGCATTTGTGTGCATATTCGGTGTTGACTGTGTATACTGGTAATCCGTCCCGATTATTTCCTACATAATACGCACGTTTGGGATTTACCAACACTCCTAATTCTTCATTCATTCTGTTACCTCAAGATATTACATAAACAAAGTCACTATCCAAAGCAATAACAATACGACTAGCGGAGAAATAAACGCTCTTGCAATCACTGTAGCAAAATCTTCATCCGTATTTTTTTTAGAAGCAAAAGGACTAACTAACACATTGATCCCTACAGCTTGCGGTAAATTGATAGATGGTACACCATCGATTGTTGATAAAATGTTATTCCAACCGTATTTAATAACAAATCCAGATAATACTAAGCCAAATGGCAATAGAACTAAAAGTATAATAAAGTTCTTTTTAGCATCATTTTTATTTTTATCATAATTCATAATCTTATTTAACTCTCTTTCATTCATTTTCTACATCTTTTCTAAACTGCCAAGCCCAGTCAAAGTCTTTGCGGATTTCGGATTCGGTGACGTTTCTAATATTTTTGTATTCCTCTAATTGATCTTCATATGCTTCAATTAATTTTAGTTTCTTGTTTACCTTTACTAAAATTATTTTTAAATCACTATTCGGATTTGGTATCTCAACCGTATACAGCTTCTCTTTTTCGATTGTGTAGCCATGCATCCAAGCACTAATAAAATCATTGTGGTGGTCAATAGCCCAAAGCCACACATCATGATAATAGCCACCTCGGTTATCAGAGGTGAGATTATCGTACATATCTATTGCAGACGCATCCGAAAATGATTTTTTATGTTCCTCAATCCAATCAGCCACAAACTGTGGCACTTCTGGTTTTGGTTGAATGAGTTGGTCGAGTAATACTTTTACAATATGTGTTTTCACTACTGGAATGTCGCCGACACCACCTTTACCAATAGACTGTTTGTCTATCAATTTCTTCGCTTCTTCAATATTCATTTTCTACCTCGCTTAACTTCTTCAACAATTTCAATTGCTACACCTATTGCAGCCATATAACCAGCGTAGCTTTCTTGTCCGTAGTTATCCAGATCATTGTCAAATTCTTTATTAAGTCTTTTTAAAATTTCGTCAATCATACCCTATCCCCCATTTCCAGTCAGCTCAGCAATCCGTTTTGTCTGTCTAGCTCTATCATCACTAGCACGTTTAAGTTGCTTTTGTGTCCTGCGTAATGCAGTCAAGTATTTCTTATTCTTCAATCATCCTTCTAACCTTTCTAGTAATTCTGGATTTTCGTGTATATTTCCGATATTTTCGATTTCCCGAATTTCGTCTGGACACCCGTCTTTGTAGTTGTAAAATGGATCGTGTGTATCTGCTTTATCAACTATGTTCCAACCAAAATCTACAAATTTTACTTGTCCTACGTACTCAGACAAAGAGTCGTTAAAAAGTCTGCAACACTTAACGATATCCCCATCAAACACCTCAATGCCGTTTTTATCTTTTAGGCCTGTTGATTGCATTAACACAGCTTCCTCGAAAGGGATATATCTACGGACAACTTTCCGATAAAAGGTGTATATTTTGTTATCGACGTAATCTATTGCTTCAACCACGCCCATAGCTTGCGTTACTTTATCCCACACTCTAAATTTTGGTATCATCCTTAACCTCCAACCAAACCGCTAACATCACGCAATAATTAGCCATGTCGTTTAACGTGTCTGACAGGCTTTCTGAGACGTTTTGTTTATTTTTGATAAGATTACACACCCGATTGTATTTATCGCCTATACGGACGATTCCAGCGACAATTCCGAGGTCGTTTAGAGATTTCTCAAAAGAATTTCCGTAGTCTGCGTTTTTAGCTAAAAATGTTTGATAGTTTTCATTGTATGCTACTTGCATGGTTTCTGCGTTGATTTTATCTGTCATGTGTTATACCTCTCTATAAGAATTTAATTGTAGGTTGTCCTTTGTAGCCTACTTCCCAGACAAACCAGCAGAAACACATAGCGCTTGACCAAGGTTTACCGTTTTCGTCTACAGGATTACCGTTTCGCATCGGTGATACTCGTTTTGAATGAACGTAAACATGTTTTAGAGGTGTATTTTCGAACATTCTCTTTCTTGTTTCAGTTTCTAAAAACTGGATTTTCAAAAACATAATCACTTGTCTGTTTGCAATAGTCAAAGATTTTTCAATAAATTCTTTTGCAAGTTTGAACGGCGGATTAGTGATGACTACGTCTACACTTTCAAAATCAGAATTCAAAAAATCTATATCTCCATAACCAAACCCCCTATATATCAAATCCGTTGAAATGATTTTTGCTTTTGGAAAGCGTTCTTCTAATACTTTTGACATGTGTCCTTGTCCACACGCTGGTTCTAAAATTGTATTAGCTTCAATAATATGGTTATCTAAAAATAATTCTGTGGCACTTTTAGGTGTAGCGTAAAAATCATGTTCTTCTCTAACTCTAGCTCCTCTTCCGCCTGTAATTGCTGAATGGTTTTTACTCATATATCACCTCTAAAAGCTCATAGCTGCATATATCAGACGCTTAGTCTGTTTGTAATGCTCTAACTTAGTATCTTTGTGCGCTCTTTTTAGTTTTACAAAAAGTTCTGTTTCATGGTCATTTGGATCGTGATACTCACGATATGATTTGATATACATCTGTGCATAGGTATCTTCGTCAAAATAATCTTTAAACGCTTCGATAACGTACGGTCTTGGCAGGGTTTTTCGACGTCTGTTATTTGTAACGCTACATCTTATTTGCTCGGCTTTTTTGCAATCTACATCTAGCTTTTTAATTTGCCTTACAATCCCATTGTCAAAAATTTTGTAAAATTGATTAATAATATCCATGCGACTCAAGTTCCTCCTCAAACCCTTTATTTACGTAGTACGACCCAATCAAAATAGCATCTGCTTCATCGTCCGTAACAGTTTTATTAAAATGTTCGAACGTTTTCGCTTTCGACTGTGCCTTCATCGATTCTTTAGAGCGATTTTTGTAGCTAAATTGCCAGTGCTTTCTCCACGTCGATACATTAACGAATACAACACTGTCAGCTATCAATCTGCCTAAAATGATTCCTGTCACAATGCCAATTTTTAGCATAGATTGCTGATTTGGACCCATAACGCTATTTTTTTCGACTACGATTGTGCTAAAGCTACAATCATATTTTTTTAATGCTCGTGACTGGATCAACCTTAATTGACTAGCCATATATCGTCCACGTTCGAAATAAGAGTCACTTTTGTGTTTTAAGACACCACTCTGGATAAGGTCTGAGCCTTTAAATAAGGCCCAACCTGTTCCAGAAGTTGAAATGTCTAGTGATAATACTAGATTGCTCATTCAAGCACCCCGCGAATGCCAAGGGTTTCAAAGATATTTCTCTTATTATCTTCGATAAACGAGAATACTTTTATGATTTCATCTGTGTCTTTCTTATGCTCTTTAGCAAAATATGATGATGTTAGATTGATTTTAGTTTTTGGTTTAGCTTCGAGCACAAGGTCGTAAGCTGTTTCGAATAACTCTCCATCTTCATCTAGTGACGGCTCATCATCAATCTTTTTAAAATCACTAATAAAATCCCATTGCATAGTCAAACCGCCAGAGATGGCAAAGATTCGGTTTACTCTATCTAAAATTAGTGCTGTTCCTGTTCCTGTAATTTTGATTTGTTCCATATTTTTCACCTTTTAAAATCCACACTCGCCCTAAAATTGTGTGTGAGCGTTGGCAAGGACGAGTGTAGCAATTCTTTATATTATCGATTTTATCGATAAGTAGACTATTCCCTTTCTCGCTCGGAAAATATAGTTACTGCAAAGGCCGAGCTTCACTTTGCAATGTTAGTTAAAAAATCATTACTCTTTGTGTTAATTGATTAGCCCTACAATATTCGCAATGGCCACAAGGTTTAGGTTTTTTTATTCCTTTTTTAACGTCATCTAAATGTTTGATGTTTTGTGCTAGGTTATCTAACTCATTTTGCATAGCATCTACATTTTGGATCCTGATGGCTCTTGTATCTGGTGGTGTCTCTTTAGTAACTGCGTAAATAATCGGTTCAAACGGTTTATTGTATTTGGCTTCTAGCATGTTTTTGTAAGCAGCCATCTGCAAGATATATCCGTAAGCCTCAAACCATCTGACACGCTCTTCGCCATTCCAAATCGTGTCGTCAATCGGCCCTTTTGTTGTTTTGATGTCTACAAAATAGCCACGTTCGACATTCAGGCAGTCGATTTTACCCTTGAATTCAACCTCGCCAAGAAATCCTGTGATTGCTGCCTCCTTTTCCCCTTGGTAGATAGCCATGAAGTTACTGTCATTTTTAAGAGCTTCAATCATCTGCTCAGCGACTAAGTAGTCCTTTTTTAATTGGCCTTTTGTTGTTCCTCGGGTCGAAATCATTTCAGAGCCATTTTGGGCTTTGAATTCTTCATGAGCTTTTTTACTCTCAAAGTAAGAGTGGACATAGTTCCCGACGAGCAACGCAGTGTTATCTCTGGTATCTGTCCAATCCCCTTGCAATTCAGCAAGCGCCCTCGTTTCGCATTCTCTAAAACGCTTGTACTGACTAATAGACCAGTACTTAATTGATGATTCATTGCTATAATAGTCCTTTCCAAGCAAATCTAACTTCGTCATGGCATTAAGTCTCCAAGATTATCAAAGAGATTACCTTCGCTAGCTTTAATTTCACCAGTTTCTTGGTCAAAATCCGGAATTTCATCTGCCGGATAAGAGGTATCTTCTAAAACCGTCTTATTTTCGTCTGTGAGCGTTTTTTCTGGCTCCGAATGTAAATCTTCAGTTACGTCTTTTAAATTGATAGGAGCATCCTTATTTTCACTCTGATGACCTATTAAGTCATCTAGGCTATTTTTTTCTTGAGGTGTGATGTCTTTTACTTGTCTGTCATTGTCATACTCGTTTTCTGTTGTTCGGTTCACAGCATCTACAAACAAATCATTGTCATCGCTCGTATTGAAGAATTGCTTAGCCGCTCGATTAATGACTGTTCGTTTTGCCATTTCTTGCGGGAAGTCATTTTGAACATTTTTGGTTTTTGCTTTTGACCATGACTTATCAATTTCTTTTTTGGTCATAACTGTCAAAATCTTTTCACTGTCTTCTTTTTCGATAATGCAATAAGCTCCGACAATTTCGTTATCTGCATTCATCCAATCGGTATCGTGACTAACAAACACTTTGCGACCATTTTCGTTTTTGATTTTAAATTCATCGCCTTTGTAAATTACTTCTGCGTAAATGTCTTTCACTTCAGGAAGTTGCTTAACAACTTTCATAGTGCCAAAGTACGAACGCGTCAACTTAACAGCGTTTCCATAAGGCACAAAGTAACATTGGTTTTTAGCAGGGCTAAGACCTTGGGTTACCATATCGAGCAGCGCATTATAAATGCTATCTTGGTCTTTATTTAACAGGTTCCCATTTTTTAAAGCATAATACGCCGAGCTAAGTGCATTGCTTACGCTGTATTTTGGTGCAATCATCAACCCATCAGAATCTTTCATTTGATTGATTCGTGTCGCAACGTTTGAAGTCACTTGTTTTTGCGTTAGTTCATTACTCATTTACTTCCTCTTTCTATGCTTTAATTGCCAGTTTTCAGCTTTCAAGCGTTTCAACTGTTTTTTAAGCTCTATGTTTTCTTCCGCTTCTTGTAAATAATCAGTCATCAACTCGCTGTATCTGCTTTGCCAATAACGAGTAGACTCGTATAACTCTTCGCTCATATTTAATCTTCCAAGATGTGCGATTTAAAAGACCATCTGCTATCAAGTCTCCGATTGACGATTAATTCAGGTTTTACATCAAATTCCATTTCGATGTATTCCATCAAGTCTTCGTCTGTATAGTCTTTAAATTCGTTGTAAGTCTGCCTTAGCGTAGGCTCTTCGCTGTCTCGTAAATAGTCAATTGTAAATATAAAAGCATCCCTAAAATTACCGTCAAACGTTACAAGTTCGCCATTAATCCTAATTTCTACCATACGAGCTACCTACGAATTTCTCTAGTCTATCTTTGATAAAGTCAAACATTTCTCGCAACTCATTGTTTTCTTTTCTTAGGTTGTTATTATTAACCATAATATCCACTATAGAACTATCTTTTTCGAAGCATTTATATTTTAAATGTTTAACATCTTCAGACAAATCAATGTTTTTAGACTTTAAGATTTCATTTTCAATTTTTAAGTCTTTAATCCTATTTTCTAATTCAGCTACTAATTTTAAATCTGGTCTATTTTCCAAAGTCAATCCTCCCTTTTAGTATTCTCAACTGTCTATACTCTTCAATTTTTTTATTTCGACTAGTTTCATCTAGAGCCATGATTCTTGCTGCATGCTCTTCTGACAAGCCGAAAAATGTTGTTAATGTTAGTTCCATAATTTCATTCTTTCGTCTTCCATTCCTTCAAATTCCATGATATGGCTTTTATCACAACCTTTTCGTATACGTGATGCAATTCTTTCTCCATACGTCTGTCTAATTTCAGCTGGTGTAAGATTTGTCGTGATGATTGTATTTGTACGCTTGTTAAGTAAGCTATATATAATACTTGTCGACCAATCGCTAACCTTTTCAGCACCTAAATCGTCCAAAACTAGATAATCAACCTCTTTTAATTTGTCCAACCAAAACGCCTCTTTACTAAAGTCTCGCTTTATTTCTGATAACAAATCAGTAACGTTTACAAGTAGTCCTAGCTTCTTCGTCTTATCTGACAGTCCTCTGATAATGCTGTAAGCTAGATGACTTTTGCCTCGTCCAGCTTTACCAGTCATGATAATGTTACCCTGACCTCCTTTAAACCAATCGTTAGCCATTGTTTTAGCCCAAACAAGCACTTCTTTATGTTTGATTGTGTCAGTTCTAAAATTATCAAACGATGCGTTTTCCAGTTCGCTATCCATGATTGATAACCTTTTTAGATAGTACAGCCGTTTGTTTTCGAGTTCTCTCTCATATTGTTTTTGAACGTGTAAATCGTTTTGATTTTCCAAATCTTCTTTGTGGCATTTAGGGCAAACTGTCAAACCAGTTTTAAGGATTGTGATATAGCTACAGTCATGCTTGTCACAAATTGTCTCTTCTTTTTTGGTATTTTTTTGATAGGACAAAGCGATTTTATCAAGCGCATTCTCATCACCAAGTATCATACTCACTTACCTCTTCTTGCTTAGATTTCCTAGATTTCTCTTTAGCTTCTATTTGCTCAATTGTCGTGATGTTGTCATCTCTCCAGTTACGTAAAATACCTCTAACATAGTTAAGATTAGTTTTTCCTTGAAGCTTAGTTCTTTTGATAGCTTCCTTAATTAAGTCATGATTATTTTCTTTAATCATCGTACGAATAGTTTCAATTTCCATAGGAGACAACAACCGACCAAATTCTTGTTCCGCTATACTATATATATAGTTAGTAGTTGTCTGATTAGAAGGCACTAAGTTTTGGTTATTTAGTATTGATATATTAGTATTGATATTATTAGTATTGATTCCCTGTAAATTATTCAGGTCTTGACCTGTAACTTTTACAGTTCCGTGCTGTAAATTATTCAGGTCTTGACCTGTAACTTTTACAGTTCCATTGATATATAAGCGGTTGGGTTTGTTTATACCCTGTCTGACCTCGTTTAATAAGCCGAAATTAGACAGTTCTTTTTTAGATTTTATGATTGTTTTTTCTGAGCATTTAAGTAGTTCCATAAATTGCTCGTTTGTAAAGTACATATAAACCTTACCGTCATCATCAAACCACTTATTTTCCACAGATAGTGTTCTGCGATCAAACAACAACATATAAATTAATTTTGCTTTATCGCTCAGAACGTTATATGGCTCTTTTAACAACCACTGCGGAAACTGATAAAATTGGTTGTTTTTTACTTCTTCAATATGCATCATTCATCGCTTTCAAAAAAAATTTCTTTTAATTTAAGATAGTAGTATTTTTTATTGTCTGCCATTCAATACTCCTTAAAAAGGTCTATCCTTGCCCCAGATTTTTCCACACGATCCTGGAGTAGGTAGCTCTATAAAATCCGTGCGTTGTTTGCGCTCTACTTTTTTGACAACTTGATAATCATCTAAGATTGTGTCAACTGTTTTTGTAATTGTTTTTTGATTACTATTGCGGTTTCCGATGTACGCAATTAAAGCAATAAATAATAAGGCTACTACGCCTGTAATTGGATTTTCCATGTTATACTCCTTTTAACTCTGCTAAAATTTGATAAAACCCTTTGAACGAAATAGGTATTGTACAATCTTCGGGTTTAAACTTCTGTCCATCTTTTCGGAAACAGTTAACCTGTGGTTTCCATTGCTCTTTTTTCTCTTTCATGTTATAATTACCTCATTATTAATTTTCTTGAGGTCACTGTCCCCACAGTGGCTTTTTTGATTTATTTAAATTCGTCTAAGCTGATACCTAGCCCTGTAGATAACTTGACCATGTTTGGCCAAGATAGATGTTTGATTCTGCCACTTTTTAAATCGCTAAAGTGGCTTTTATTAATCCCTGTTAGTTTTGCTAATTTATTCATATTGAGATTTCTCTCAAGCATTATTTTATTGATTTTTTCCCACATAATATTTCTCCAAAAATCAACATATTGTGTTCAAATTTTATTTATATAACAATATGTTGTGTCTTTCGTTCCTTTCTGATATAATTTATTTGAATATGACCTCTCACCGTTGTATTCAAAAAATTATGGAAAGGAGGAAGGTTATGAGTAAATTAAGTCTGAAACCAAATTTTGAAGAGAAAAAACTAAAAACTTGGGAAGATTTAGAGTCTCAATTAAAATTTGCATTTGATGAGCGACTTACAACTCACATAACTAACATAAACCCGTCTCATTTTGAAATGTCTAGAGAAGAGATTACTTCTGAATTGAAAGCAAGTGGTTATGAAGTTATCGAACAAGGAGAATATCTAATCATTAGATAAGTTAAGTCTCTCTTCAAGAATCGAAATTTGTTCTTGTAAAAGGACTAATTTTTCAGAATCTACTGTTACCGCAATAGATTCTTTTTTATTTCCGCTATACGGATATTGTTTTGGTCTCATGCGTTTCCTTTCTATGCAATACCTTCTTGTTCAATGAGTGGCAAAATATCGTTATCTTTTAACAACTCGTATAGGAACAAGCGCCCCTTCTGCGTCCACGTCGTCGTCACATTGGCTCTTGTATGGCCGTTTTTGTCTTGATAGTCAAATGTGTGACTGTCTGTGTAACCTTTGCCCATATGTCGTTTATAGAGAATCCATTGTCCATTCACTTTGTGCTGCACACCAAATTCTAATAGTGTTTTATTGAATTTATTGGCAGACATACCATAATCAGCAGCAATCTGTGTTACTCGCAAAGCTCCCTTGCTCTCAATGATTAGATCAAGATAACGCGCTTGCTTTTGAGCTTCTTTTAAATCTAACTGCAATTGATTATTTTCCATCGTTAAGTTAGTGATTTTCTTATCTGCCATAAGCAACGCCCGTGCCATGATTTTTTCTGGACTGTTGAAGTCCTTTTCTACCTGGATGAAGTATTTGCGGACTTGCTTTGATTTTTCATTTCGCTGTAACATAGCAATCTCTTTTGCCATGTCTAGTTTTAGAATGTGGTCTGTATATTCAGTTTGATTACCCTGAGCTGTTAGTCTTTTTTGACTAATAGCCATGAAGTCTTCGTTTTCAACGAAACCATATTCGCTCATTCGCTCAAGCCATTTTGTATATTGTGTTTTAATTTCAAGTACTTTGTGCAAGTCCCGACCGCTTACTACTGGTTCTTGATTTTCGTTTAGTGTTACGTTAATTAGTTGATTCATATTGTCCTTTCTAGTGTTATACACTTGAAGTGTAGTTTTGTTTTAAAAAAATAATATCGTCAATTGATACGTTAACAACTTTACAAAAATTAATAGCTTTATCGATACGCATTGGAGTTTTATAATTCTCGTAGCTAGCATATGTATTCCTGTCTACACCGATTTTTCTAGCTATTTCTTCTTGCGTCATTGACACTTTGGCTCTTGCCATCTCTAGTGTCATTTTCGTCATTCCCCCACCCCCTTTCTATCTGTTTTTAGTACCTCTAATCTGCTATAATGTGAGCAGAAAGGAGGTGAAT